CCTCACCGATGTTGACTTGTTGCGTATGCTATGGGCAGAAGCACAGCAGGCTGGGGCGAACCCGGATGTGTTAGCGAAGGTGAAAGCTCATGCAGAGTCAATCGGTTCTAGCAGCCTCGGTGAGGGAACTGTTGCAGGCGTATCAGGAAAGCCTGGAAAGCGGTGACCCGAATGTGGATGTGTTTCGGGTGGCACTCATTGAAAGGTTGGTGATGGTTTGTGATTCAATCGGAGATCGTCAAAGAACTGTACGAGCTAACGCAGGAGAACCGGAAGGGGATTGAGTTCTACGCGGAGGCTATGGATCGGCTTGCCCGGTGTGAGAACATGTTGGACACGGTTGAGGCTCACGCGTTTATTGCAGCGGAGGGCCCGGTTGTGGAACGTCAGGCACGGGCGAAACTGGCTTCGGCTGATGCACGCCTTGAACGGGATTTGGCGAAGGCTCAGGTGGAGCGTGTTCGGGCTAAGTTGCGGATGATTGAAAGCTCGATTATGGCACAGGCTACAGCTGCGAAGATGGTGCAGGCGGAGATGAAACTATGACGAGGGTGTGGTCTGACCGTTGCGATGATTGTGGTGGGGGTTGGTTCCCTGATGGTTGTCGCTGTAAGGAGGAGTCGTGAGCTTGGTGTTGGATGACGGGATGTCTGAGGAGGAGTTTATGGCGTGGTTGGCGAGTTTAGACACGTCTGAGGATGTTGGGGAGCAGGGTTAGGCTCCCGTTTCATCAGGTTATACGCTACCGAAATATCAGTGTCCCTTATCGTGGTGAAATCTGCGTTGTTGCACACATTAGGGAAGTTTCATCGGGTTGGATCGTGTGAATGGGCTTGGTTGTGTGTGAGCGCACAGATTCGGGATGTCGGCGTACTCAGTCACGTTAGTGTTTGTCGGCGTACGCTGTAACCCCGGTGACGTGCTTGCGCAGAGACCATCCGGGGTCTTCGGGTGCAAGGTTAGCATGGGCAACAGAAAAGCCCCTCCGTAGAGGGGCCTCCTGAGTGTGTGGGTTAGCAGTATTCGCAGGGCATCCCAAGCTCTTGCTCCGAGGTTAGAACGTAGAACTCTCCGTTCAATCCCTGGAACCTGACCTGGTTAGCTTTTGCGTTTTGGATTGATGACTTGAGGCTGTGACCTGCACACTTGATGCAAGTAACTTCCCCACCCTCCATGCCCATGTAGAGAGCTTTGGTGATTGTGTTGATGTTCATGGTTTCCCTTTCGTTGGTGTGGCTTAGCTCTGTACGAACAAGCGCTCGTATTCCGCATTGATTTCTGCGATCTCTGGGTTCTCGTTGCGGAGATATTCCCAAATGATTGAATCGTGGAAGTCAATCAACTCGGCTGTGTCGTTGATCCGAACGCTTGCCCGAACGACCTGCTCGCCAATGATGTTCGTTACGGTTTCAACGCTGCGGATGACAGCGATGCGAGAGCTTCTCTTGGATACGTGGCGAAACTTGATTACATCGCCGTGGACTAGTTCGTTGGCGTTCATGGTTTCCCTTTCGTTGGTGTTGCTCATGACTCTAGTGTATAGGACTAGACACTATGGCGCAAGCCCAAACACAAAGATTTCCAAACTATTTTCTGACGATTTGCACGATTCAAATCCGACCAAATGTCTAGTGGAGCAGCGGGGAATCGAACCCCGGTCTTGACCGAATCGCTTGCGCGGGTTCTCGGTCAATCGAATCCATCCTGCCCCAGCTCCAAGTATAAGCGCATACTATTTGCAGGTCACTTCGGCTTTCCGTTGCGGATGCGAGCCCGTTCCTGCGTGACTTAGGGTGACATAAACTGGGGGCATGGCTATCCCGAAAAAAACGCTCACACTCCTTCGGGCTAGGGATCAACATTGTGCGCACTGTGGCAGTGAGGATGACCTGGTGCCGCATCATCGGAGGAATCGTGGGATGGGCGGGTCAAAATTGCTTGACACTCTCGACAACCTGATGATGGTGTGTGCGATCTATAACGGGGCTATGGAGTCTGACCCGCGTGTGGCTTCTCAGGCTCGGGCGTGGAATCATAAGCTGCCGTTGTGGGAGAGGGAGAATTTGCCGGTGTTTGACCGGGCTGGGGGTTGGTGGTATCTTCAGCCTGATGGGTCGAAGTCGAGGTCTGATTGGACTGACGCTGCGTTCTGAGTGCTAAAATAGAGTGAGGGCCGAAGCTTGACACTCCGACCCTCACAGAAAACCGATGAGTAGACCATCGGCTTTGTCCAGGATACCAGGGCTCAGCCGGTAGACAAGGACAAGACAATGACGAACCTCCACACTGAGGTGCGGTTCAGTATCGTTCCCGAATGGGTTATTGATGCAGACATTTCGGATCGCGCGGTAAGGGTCTATGCGATTCTTGCTCGCTATGCCGATAGTGAAACACACCAGGCGTTCCCCTCGCGTGAAACCCTGGCCAAGCGTGCCCGCTGCCACTGGCGTTCGATAGATCGTGCGATTGGCGAGCTGATAGCACTCGGTGCTGTGACTAAGACTCACCGGAAGAACGGGAAGGAATACCAGTCGAACATTTACACCTTGAAGCGGGTACTGCCACGGGTGTCACGAGGTACTGCCACGGGTGTCACAGGGGTACTGACAGGGGAGTCAGTAGGTACTGACACGGGTGGCAACCTAACTAGAACCACTGAACTAGAACCACAAGAACGAGAACCACAGAACTATATTGACACGAAAACATCTTTGAATCGGAATCATCGTTTGCCTGAGAACTGGTATCCCTCGGAACGGTTGCTGGAAATGTTTGCTCATAAGTGGCCTGACGTTGACCGGGACTTTGAGATTGACCAGTTCATCAATTATTGGCATGCGGAGGGTAAGACTAAGGCTGATTGGGATCGTGCGTTTCAGGTGTGGATGAATCGGGCGGAGAAGCAAAGCAAACCTCGGCAGCAGGCACGAAAGTTGACGAACGCTGAGCAGGGGGCTATCTTGACTTTGCAGTTGCGACAGAAACGTGAGCAACGGGAAGCTTTGGAAGCTATTGAGGCTAAGAAACGATTGGAGTTGGGACTGTGATGACTGAGGATGAAATGTCGGAGATTGTGACGATGGCTTCGGCTTTGGATGGGCAGATTGTGTCGGAGTCGAAGGTGATGATGTGGTTGGAAATGTTGGGCCGGTTTACTTATGAGGAGTGTCGGGCTGCGATTGTGCCGGCTTGTCAGGAGTCTTCTGTGGGGATTGTGACGGCTAAGGGCATTTGGGAGCAGGTGCGTAGGGATCGTGCTGTGGGGAAGCCTCGGGATTGGGTGAGGGATTTGCATAACCTTGACGAACATTTTGAGTGTCGGGCGGGTGAGTTCGGGTGCAAGTGATTGAGCCGGTTTATTCGCCGCATCCTGTTTGTTCGGAGCATGATGCGCTGATTCTGTATTGTGACCCGTGTTGTGTGCGAGTTTATGAGTTTGCGGGTTGGGATGATGTGAAAGAGGATTTTGTGATGGATGCTTTTGCGCGGCATTCTTGGGCTGTGGGAAACGTGTATAAGGCTAAGGAGTTGTGGTGACTGAATTATCGTTGTTTGCTTCTAAGAACGACACTAAAGAGTTCCATGAGTATTCCGTTGAGATGATTCCATCAGCATTAGGGAAAGCGTTTATCATTGAGCATCACTATTCTCACGGTGTTCACAACGGCCCTATTTGTGTTGGGTTGTTGCATCATGGAAAACTTGTTGGTGTTTGCGCCTTTGCCTCACCTAGCAGTGAGAATGTTAGGTCAAGTATTTTCGGAGATGATTACAAGGATTCTGTTATTGAGTTGCATCGTTTGGTTTTGCTCGATGAAGTTCCCAAGAATGGCGAGTCATTTTTCATTGTGCGAGCGTTGAAAGAATTGAAGAAGGCTAGACCGTACTACAACGCAGTGATTTCTTTCGCCGATCCTACAGAGAATCATTTAGGTGTTATTTATCAGGCAACTAATGCGTTTTATTGTGGAAGGTCGGCTCCCGCCACATTCTTCCTTGATGAAACGGGCCGGCTTCGGCACCCGAGGCAGAACGGTAAGAATATAACCGTTGAGATGGCTCGTCAGCGTGGTTGGAAGCCAACAAAGCGAGAGGGAAAGCATCGTTATTTGTATTTGCTGCCTGACGATAGAAGGCACTTGAAAGATTTGCGTGAAAAATTTCGTTTAGAGGTACTTCCATATCCAAAGAAAGGGCAGGAAAATGAAGTTTGATGAGTGGGTAGAACTTGGCATTGAAAAAGGGTTTGCTGGTTTTGTTTTTGACTGGGTTCAGAGCGGACCGCAAATGTCCGATGCAGAGTTGGAGAAACTTGAAAACGGTGACGATATTGAAATCCCTTGTCTAAGGATTTTTAGGCAGGAGTCGTGAGCAATTACAGCGACAACCTGTGGGCTGATGCTCATGGCATTGACCTTGACCAGTTGCATCGGGAGCACCCGTTACATCCAGACCAGCTCAGATTGCGAAGGATCATCACGAGGCGTGCGACAGCGTATTGGGCTCGGGAGCGTTTCCTTGCACGTTTGGGTGATGGTGGTGTGGGTTCTATCCTCGACACACCCGTGCCGGCCCCGGTGGAAATTCCGGTGAAAAAGGCTAGAGTGAAGCGTTATGAGTTCACTGATGCCCAAATGCAGATCGCGTTCAGGTCTTTAGATGCCGGTGGTGCAGTGTGAGCGTTGCGGTTATGAGTGGAGTGTTTCCTCGAGGCGGGGGAAGTTCATTCTTTGTGCGAGCTGTCGGGCGCGTAGGGTTCAGACAATCTCTGCTGCTGTGGGTAAGTGCATGCCATGGGGCGGATACTTCGCAAGCGACGAGATAACGCCAATCTATGATGATGGAACCCGAGTCATGCCAGGATTCAGATGGTGCGGGAAAGAAGATTGCTGCAGCCCCGCTCACGTCATCCCATTCCAAGACTGAAAAACGCTGTCATATCTGCCACATTGTGAAACCTACTAGTGACTTTTACACAGCCAAGGGTCATAATGACGGATTTCAAAGCCGATGTATTCCCTGCGAAAAGAAGTATCAGCATGATCGCAGAGATAGGTATCGGGATAGACAAAGAGTATTGCGACAGCGATGGCGTGAAGAAAACCGAGAGCGCAATAGAGCAAGCGATACCCGTTATCGAAACGCTCATCCAGAAATATGGGCGGCGCAAGCTCGCAAGCGTAGGGCTAAAGCGAGGAGCAATGACACTTTTTACATTTCACAGAAGCAACTAAAGAAGTTGTATGTCGGCCCTTGTACTTATTGTGGTGTTTCTGGAAAGATGACCCTCGACCATGTTGTGCCGATACAGCGCGGAGGCTCTCACTCGGTTGGTAATCTTGTTCCGGCTTGTGGGCCGTGTAACTTCAGCAAAGGACAGAAATTGCTGATTGAATGGAGAATATACAAAATGAAAAGGGGTAGATCATGATTAAGAATGAGGCTCGGATTGAGTTGACTGGTTGGTTGAACAATGTTGCGGATTTCGATTGGGGGAGAGCCCTGAAGGTGTCTGTTGATGTTAGGAAACAGAATCATCAGGGTGAGTGGGAAACCGTGGACAAAACCACGTATGACGTGACCACAGATAATCGGGCACCGTTGGAGGGTGTGAAGCAGGTTGTGGTGTCGGGTCGTATCACTGGCACTAACACGTTCCAGAAGCGTGACGGCACACCAGGGTTCAGTATCAAGGTTCGTGCTGATTCTGTGGCTCCTGCGGAGAATCAGGTTGTGTCGGACAAAGTGGATCATGCTGCGGTGAATGCGGTGTGGCCGACTGTAACGCCTGGCGTTATATCCGAGGAAGCACCCTTCTAATGTCTGAGCGTATGCGCAAGATTCTTGAGGCTAGTGAGGAGAACCGGCAGGCTGACATTGAGCTTGGCAGGCAGTTGGAGCGTGACCGGATTCTTGTGTTGTTGCAGTCTTTGATTAGCTTGATTGGGAAGGGCAGCTGATGGAATACTTTGGTCGGATTCTCGCGTTCTCGATGGGGTTGAACTTTTTTCTGCTGGCTTACCAGGTGGATAATGTGACGGGCGTGTTCGGATGGATTTTTGGTGCCCTTCTCTGCCTGGCCGTGTTGATGTCGTTTATATCCCCTAAGCGATATTCTGGGAGGCGTGGAACTAACCTTTGATGTTGTGGGCCGTCCTGCACCACAGGGGTCGAAAAAGAGCATCGGCAATAACAGGTTTGTAGAGTCCTCGAAGTTTCTTCCTGCTTGGCGTAAAGATGTGAGGTTGGCAGCGGAGAACGCTGTGACTGTGAACGGTTGGGCACGAGTGTCGGGGCCGGTTGAGTTGGAAGTTATGTTCTATCTTGACCGGCCTTCTTCCATATCTACGGTGAAACGGCCTTACCCTGTTGTCCCGCCGGATATTGACAAGTTGATTCGTGGCGTGCAGGACTCGTTGACGGGTGTGATCTATGAGGATGATGCACAGATAATCCGTTGCCTAGCGTGGAAGGTGTACGCGGACACGAGGGTTCCGGGGGCTTTCATCCGTGTCAACGAATTGTCACAATATGATAACGAGCCGTTTCAATCCTTCGATTTCCTAGATCTGCACGAATAAACTTCCAATCAACCTACGAAAGGAAGCACCAATGAGTGTTCAAGCAACATTGCAGAAGCAAGCAAGCAAGATTAGTGATGACCTGTTCGCGCCATATTATGAGGCGGCCCGACTGTTGCAGGATGACAACCTGATTTGGGATAAGGACTTCGATGACATTCGGGGAGCGCTCGCACTCGCGTTGAAGGAGTGCGCGTTGACGAGGAACCTAAACCCGTGGTTCTTGGAGGTCGCATATAAATTGATTGCGACTACTAGGGCTAATGCTTGAGGATTTGACTCCGCCGGTGCGCGTTTTTCCGTGCATGATTCGCACCGTGTTGGGGAACCTGAGCACCGATGACCAAAAGATTTTGCGTACTGCTCTCGGAGATCGTGATGCTTGGAGTCATCGGGCGCTGGGGAAAGCGTTGTCTGACCGTGGTATCCCGTTGGGGGAGAAGATTATTCGTGACCGTAGGGACAGACCTTGCGATGACTGTATCTGTAGGGTGGACTAATGCTTGAGAATCTGGAACCAGCGGTGAAGGTGAAAGCTCCGAAAGACTTTCGACCAGGGCTACAGTTTGACGGGAACGAAGGCACTGCCACTACGGGCGGGTTGTTGGAGGCACCTAACTTTGACGAGTTCCTGTTGGAGCGCGGCTATCCACCTGACGAGTATGAGATTGTGGGTACACCACGGACTTCGCAGTGGCAGCGTTGGGATGGGGAGTGGCTGACGGCGTATCGGTTCCATTTCCGTAAGAAGGTCACCGACCTGGATTTGCCGACCTTGTACGCGCAGGCGAAGAAGACCACACCGAAGCCTCCAAAGAAATCCCGCAACACTCGCACCTATGTGATTTGTCCTGCTGACTTCCAGATTGGTAAGGGCGGCTCGAGGGGCGGACACGAGGAAAGTATTCAGCGCATCCATGCTTCTTACGCTCGCATTGAGGAGAAGCTGAAGGCCGGCAACTACGACCACATCGTCATCCTGGACATGGGGGACATTGTGGAAGGGGTGAGTTCGAAGGCTGACATGGCTCAACTTCAAAGCAATACTCTCAGCCCGATGCAGCAAGTGGATCTCAGTGCCGCGTTGATTTGGGATTTGGTGAAGTTGGCCTGCAAGTATGCGTCAGTGACTTACGGTTCGGTTGCCTCGAATCATTGCCAGTTCCGGGTGAACAAGGCTGCGGTGGGCAGGCCGGGCACTGATGACTGGGGCATTGTGATTCTGCAACAGATTCGCAGACTAGCCACCGAAGTAGGACTCCCCGTAGATCGTTGGCTTGTCCCACAACCTCATGACGAAGGGTTCGCCTTTGATGTGTTCGGTGACGGCTCACACATTCTCGGTGCGATTCACGGCCACCAGGTTGCACGGCCTGACGGGTTCCAAACGTTCTGGACTAAAGCAGTATTCAACGACACGTATTTGGCGGCCAGCACACTCATGGTTAGCGGGCACTTCCATCACCATCGGGTGGAGCAGTTCTCGGGGGCTGAGGGTCGTGAGCGTTGGTGGGTGCAAGCAAGCACGATGGATAACGGTTCGGACTGGTACACGAGGATGTCGGGTGGTGGTGGGGATTCGACCACAGCTGTCACCTGTTTCGAGTTGGAGGCGGGCGTGCCGTTCCGTGGGAAGATTGACCTACTATGAGCGATGAAAATCCCATTGACTTTGCGAAGATGATGGCATCAGAACGCGCACACAACAGACCACCTATCGAGATCATCACACCAGCGTTCCGAGGGGTAGCACAAAACTTCTTCTCACTCCCGTTGTACCTGTTCCTGGATTTGAAAGCAGCACAACACGACAAGACAGGTGACGAGTTACTCATCCTGTTTGATGCAGCAGAGCAAGCGTTCACACACATGGACATGGAGAAGCTGGAAGACTTGACGATCACCCAGTTCATCGAGGTCATGCAGTCATGGGTGAACGCTTCGGGACACAATGAATTTCAATAGCCCCTGCCTGAAATGCGGAATCCTGGTGCGCGGTTCTTCATACTGTGGGGGGTGTCGACCTATACGGGTGGACTCCCCGGAACGACAGGCTAAGAAACGCGAGTTATATAACGCTGACTATAGGAAACGCAGGAAGCAAATAAAATCCCAAGCTACTCACTGCCACCTATGCGGTAAGGCGTTCGAGTTCGGGGACAGCATAGAAGCAGACCATCTCATTCCAGGTCACCCGGATAGCCCTCTCGCACCAGCACATCGTGAATGCAACCGTAAACGAGGCAACAAACCGTTAGTGTAGGGGCCCCGTACGGGTCAACCGGGGGTGGGGTAAATGTCTAAACACGTTTGCATTGTCAC